TAAGAGCTGAGAGTATGGGGTTTGATGATTCATCAAACATGTCAGCTAAATTAAGATCTGGATATGAATTAGTGAGAGCTGATCAATACCCAGACACTGATTATCCAAGTGTTCAAACAGGTAAATACAAGGGCGTAATCGGAGTTGGCGGCCTATTGCTGGCTAGGATACCAGATGAGATTGTAGAATCTAGAAAAGATTATTTTGCAAAACAAGTAGAAGACAAAAATAATGCTATAGATAACGATCTTATGAAGGAACAGCATCCAAGTATGCCGATCAATAATGATCGACAGACTCGTGTAACCTTCGGTGGTACAAAGAAAAGTTAATTTTTTAACGATTCTCGGGTTAATCCCTACCAACGAATTAACAATTAACCCGTTTATGGGTAAAACCATAAACAGAATAAGGATAAAACTATGGCAAATAAAGATGCAGCTTTTGGTTTCAGACCGACAAGACACTTGTCTGGTGAAATCAGAGCAGAAGAGTATGCAATTGCTAACAACGCCTCAGCTTCCATTTTTGGTGGACAAGTCGTTGAAGCAGTAGCAGGCGGTGGTATTGAAGCAGCAGCAGCGGGAGACACACAACAATTGGGTGTTTTCGGTGGTTGTTTTTTTACTGACCCCACAACAAGTAAACCTACATTTAAAGCTTCCTATACACAAGTCGCAGCAGCGGATATAGTAGCTACAGTGTATGCAGATCCAAATATCGTGTTTGAAGTACAACATGATGGTACTGGAACATCGGCGATGAATCATTCAGGTTTTGACTTTGTAGGAGTAGGCGGATCGTCTATTACTGGTCAGTCAACTTCTGAGTTAGACACGTCTACTTCAGGTACATCAGGCGGTTTTAAACAAATCGGTATATCAAAAGACCCAGACAACAGTGACGAAGCTACAGCAAATGCAAATGCATATGTTGTGTTCAACACTGGTGAACATGTCTTTAAATTAACAACAGGCGTATAATAGAATAGGAGTATTATTATGGCAATATCAAGAGCACAACTAGTTAAAGAACTAGAGCCAGGTTTGAATGCACTATTCGGCTTGGAATATAAGAACTATGCAGATGAGCACACTCAGATTTTCGACATCGAGAATTCTGATAGAGCTTTTGAAGAAGAGGTAATGTTATCTGGTTTCGCAAATGCTTCAGTTAAACCTGAAGGATCAAGCGTAAACTTTGATTCAGCTACTGAATCTTTCACTGCTAGATACACTCACGAAACGCTTGCTTTAGCGTTCTCAATCACAGAAGAAGCGATTGAAGACAATTTGTATGACAGACTTGCGTCTAGATATACAAAAGCATTAGCTAGATCTATGGCTAACGCAAAACAAGTTAAAGCAGCAAATGTGTTAAACAATGCGTTTAGCTCATCTTTCACAGGTGGTGATGGAGTAGAACTATGTTCTGCTGTTCACCCAATCACTGGCGGAACGTTCAAAAATGAACTATCAACTGCAGCTGATCTTAACGAAACATCGTTAGAGCAGTCGTTAATTGATATCGCAGCGATGACTGATGACAGAGGGTTAAAAATTGCAGCACAAGGAGTTAAAATGATAATTCCTTCTGCGCTTCAATTCACGGCTGAAAGACTGATGAAGTCTACAGGCAGAACTGGAACGGCTGACAATGACATTAACGCAGTAGCTAACATGGGAATGATCCCACAAGGCTACGTAGTTAATCACTACTTAACTGACACAGATGCGTTTTTCATCAAAACTGATGTACCTAATGGATTAAAAATGTTCGTTAGATCACCAGTTAAAACTTCGATGGAAGGCGATTTCGAAACTGGAAACGTAAAATACAAAGCTAGAGAGAGATATTCATTTGGATTCTCAGACCCTAGAGGTGTATTCGGTTCACCAGGCGCAGCGTAATCTAAACTAAATTAGAATGAGGCGGGACACAATCTCGCCTCATTTTTTTTGCAACATACAAAACTCAATGAAAAAATTCTTAATTAAAATCACTGCCTACGGCTACATAACTGAATTTACAGTTACAGCTGATAATAGTTCTCAAGGGGTAGAAAATGCAATCCTTGACAAACTAGGAAAAAATGATATTAATTGGGAGAAATCAAACTTTTATAGTTTGACTAAAAAATGGTTAACCTTTGAGGAGATTAACGATGATGAACTTAAGAGACCTATACAAACAAAAAAGGTCCTTGGAGTTGAGTTGGGAGCAGGAGCATCTTAACGAGGGAAGATATACCCTTGATATGGTTAGAATAGACCATAAAGTTAGACAAGTAATATCTGACATTAAGATGAGAGAAGCTGAGTTAGCACAGCATGTTAACAAAGTAGACGATTCTGCACCACAAGTTTCCGTAGCTACTTAACAAAAAGCTACATCACAGAAAACGTCTTTTCTTTACAGGCTCTCTTGCACTTCATTTAAATTTGTTGTATAATTATCACACTGTACATTTAATAAAATAAAATAAATGTAGACGCGTACAGTCGACATTCCCTAGGGACTACGTTTATATATTCTAGGAGGAATATAACATGGCAAACACAACGTTTAACGGACCAGTAAGATCGGAAGCTGGTCATAAAGTAATAACTAAAAATACAACTACAGGTGCTGTTTCAGAACATGCAACTTTAAATAGTGTATCAACTGGTGATGTTTCAAGTAATTCAGCAGGTTCACTTTTATTAAATGCAGCTGCTACAAACACATCAACTTTACAAACATACCAAGCAACTATCACAATTGCTAATGGTGCAACAACAGGTAAAGAAGCATCTATTGGAATGCCAGCAAATTTTATTCCAATGTGTGTTGCTCTTAATGTAACTACAGCAGCAACAAACAATGTTAATTTAGTTGATATTGGAGATGATGGAAATACAGATTCATACACTGACGGAATTGCAGTTGCAATAAATGCAACTGGTTTCAAAGGTGTTTTTGGCTGTAATGGTGTAAGAGGAATTACTGGATTAACAGGTGCAACTGCAACTGCTGATGAAGTAGAAGTAGTAGTAAGTGGAGACCCAGGAAGTGCTACAGTTATTAGACTAACTTTTGTTGGTTTAGTATTAGCATAATAAATAACTTAAGTGGGACTTCGGTCCCACTTTAAATTTACTTAATTAAGGAGGGTAAATAAAATGGCAGATACAGTAACAGGACCAGAAATCCTACAAGAAAACGACAAAAGAGTAGTAATCAAATTAGTAAATCAATCAGATGGAGATGGTGGAACAACTGTGTTTTTTGATGTGTCAGCAATGGCCGCAAGAGCAGATGGTACTGCTGTAACAAGAGGAACTTTACAAAGAGTGTGGTTCTCAGCTCAAGGTGGAGACGGCGGAGATTCATTTGCTCGTTTAGATTTTGAAGATTCAGATGGTGATAGACCTTTACTTGGTTTTACAGGAACAGGATATTGGGACTTTAGAGAATTTGGTGGTTGTCCAGCAAGTAGAGATGCTAACACAAATGGTGATATTAATTTTGTAGTTCCAGGTGCCGCAGATGATGGCAACATGTACACAATTATAGCTGAATTTATTAAAGAATATTCATAGGGAGGTAACATATGGCCAATACAACTTCAGGCACAGTTACTTTCGACAAAACGTTCGCAGTTGATGATTTAATTGCAGAGGCATACGAGCGTATTGGTTCACAGGTAACTTCTGGATATCAATTAAAATCAGCTAGAAGATCTCTTAATATATTATTTCAAGAGTGGGGCAATAGAGGTTTGCACTATTGGGAAGTAGGAGAAGCTGATATTAATTTAGTTGAAGGTCAATCTGAATATATTCTTTTTAGATCTACTGGAGATGGTACAAGCGCAGTTACAGATCCTGCAAACACTTATGGTGTAGCAGATATTCTTGAAGCAACTTTGAGAACAGATAGAACTGCAACAGATCAAGCAGACTCTGCACTTACAAAAATAGATAGATCAACTTATTCTGCTTTATCAAATAAATTATCTAAAGGAACACCTTCAAAATATTTTGTTCAAAGGTTTGTAGAAAAAACAGTTGTAACACTTTATCCAACAGCTGATTCTACTAATGCAGCAAAAGCTGCTCACATTTATTTTGTAAAAAGAATACAAGACGCAGATTCAACTTATACAGATGCAACTGACGTTCCATTTAGATTTGTGCCATGTATGGTATCTGGTCTAGCTTTTTACTTATCACAAAAATTTAACCCACAGTTAGTTCAACAAATGAAATTAT